CTTTTTAATTGAAAAGGAAACACAAATAGCACAACACTACACACAACGTTTTATTGACTACATAAGTAATAATAATAATTTGTTTCCTGAATACTCAACGAATAGTAATAGCGATATGTTTCCTGACACTAATAATAATTATACAGGATGGTACATTTAAAAACTTACAAACCAAAAGAAGTAAACATCGTAAAGTTAAAAACTTATTTAAAGAAATTAGAAAATGGCAAATAGTAACGGTTGGGGTGACGGAGCAGCAAACAACACAATTGGTTGGGGAAAAGGAGCAACTAACGCTATAGGTTGGGGTTCTGTTTACGCAGTAAGTTCAGCAGGTCGTACAGATATTATAGGAGCTTCAGGAACTGCGCCTGTAAATACGGTTGCACCTAATGTAACAGGTTTACAGTATATAGGAGATTTACTTACAACTACAAACGGAACTTGGAGCGGTACGCCAACAAGTTTTAGTTATCAATGGAAACGTGGAGCTACTAATATAGGAACAAACGCAAACACTTACACAATAGTAACAGCAGACGCAGGTACAAATATAACTTGTGTAGTAACAGCAACAAACGCAACAGGTTCAACACCTGCAACATCAAATGTTTTGGAGACTTATCCTTTAGCTGCACCTACAAATATAACACCGCCTTCAATAGATGCTATAACAACTTGGATGGTAGGAATGACAATTGAATTTACAGGTAATGAGTGGAGTGGCAATCCTTTTCCTACTTTGACTTACCAATGGCAAAGAACAGGTGGCAATATATCAGGTGCAACAAGTGCCACTTACGACCTTACAGGTGACGATGAAGGTTATATGGTAGGCGTAAAATGTACAGCAACTAATACACAAGGAACTGCATTTGAATTAAGTAACACAGTATTAATAGAACCATAATGAAAAGTAACTATTTAGCAAGTTTATATTTTATTGCGGGTTTTTTAACTTCGTTTTCTTTAATGTTTCAAGGCACAGAACCCTACATTAATTTAGCAGGAGTTACTTTATTTTTATATTTAACTTTCAGTTTAACTGAAGCATTAGAAGACTTATGAAACTACAATTATATTTATTACTTTATTCAATTAAAAATTCCGCATTGAAACTTTTAACTATTATTTTTTCGTTTTTTTTACCAATAGCTGGAATACTTGGACTTTTATTTACTTTAATTTTAGCAGACACAGCTACAGGAATATGGAAAGCTAAACACCTAAAACAAGAAATAACATCGCGTAAACTTTCGGCAATAATTTCTAAAATTTTGCTTTATGAGTTGTGTGTTATTCTATTTTTTTTAATAGATTATTTTATTCTTAACGATATAATTTTGGTTTTCTTTTCAGTTCAATTAATGCTTACAAAAGTGTTGGCGTTGGTACTTGCTTCAATAGAAATAATGTCTATTTCGGAGAACTGGCGCATAGTCAAAGGAGTAAATTTATGGCAGTCTGCTAAACTTCTTTTTACACGTGCTATTGATATTAAAAACGACATAAATAAATTAAAATGAATTTAAGCGCACACGTTACACTTGCAGAGTTTGAAAATTCACCTACTGCAACAACACACGGAATAAACAACAAAATGAGTGAGTCGCAAATTGCGTCCGCAAAACTTTTGTGTGAAAACGTGTTTGAACCTTTAAGAATTCACCTAAACACACCAATTAAAATTAGTTCGGGTTTTCGTTGCGTACAGCTTAATAAAATGATAAAAGGAAGTTCAACAAGCCAACATACAAAAGGCGAAGCGATGGATATTAAAATAGACGCAAAAGGGTTTAATTTTATAAAAGACAAGTTAGACTTTGACCAATTAATTTGGGAGTTTGGAAACGATGAACAACCGCAATGGGTTCACGTAAGTTATAGTTCAAGAAATCGTAAACAAGTTTTAAAAGCAACCAAGCAAAATGGCAAAACTAAATATTCTTCTTATTAGTCTTTTTCTTTATTCGTGTTCGGCACAATATCACCTGAACAAAGCAATTAAAAAGGGTTACAAGTGCGAAAACACGAGCGACACAATTCGTATTACTACTTTAGATAGTATTCCGTACATAGTAAACGATACAATTGTTTGGGAAAAATTTTTCACTACAAAAGACACCGTTATAGTTTACAAGAATGTTTATATTCCTAAACCAAAATGGCAAGTTAGAACCGAGATAAAATACAAATATAAAATTCAGTTAAAAACTATTTACAAAGATAGGATAGTAGAAAAAGCAAAGGCAAAAACTGAAGGACAAAAGGCAAAGTCTGAAGCAAAGAGCAATCGTCCAAAAGGCAATTTAAATTTATTATTTGTTGGAGTTGGAATAGGTTTATTACTTTCGTGGTTATGGAAGTACGCAAAAAAATCATTAATCTAAATTTTTTATGAAAAATAACAGCGCAAGGTTTCGTCTTAAACAAGATGAAATTGAAATACTTATGCAGTATCGTGGCATAAAAAACGCAACAGACGAAGCTGGAGTAAATGATACGGATGTTAAACACGGTTGGTTAAAAACAAAACAAGCTTCTTTGTTCTTTAAGAACCCAAACTTTAAACAAGAAGAACTAAACGCTATTCAACAAATAAAAGACGAATGTATTAAAGAAGTAAAGTTATATGCTCCGAAATACCACGCAATAGAAACAATTAAAAGCGAAGACACGCATTTACTTGTAATTGACATCGCGGACTTACACATAGGAAAATTAGCAACAGCATTTGAAACAGGCGAAGACTATAACAGCCAGATAGCCGTTAAACGTGCAAAAGACGGAATGCAAGGCATTTTAAACAAAGCAAAAGGGTTTAATATTGACAAAGTATTATTTGTTGCAGGAAACGACATTTTACACACCGACAACACCAGACGAACAACAACAGGCGGAACACCACAAGACACAGACGGAATGTGGTACGACAACTTTATAATGGCGAAGAACCTTTACATTGATTTGTTAGAAAAATTAATAAGTTTTGCAGAAGTCGAAGTCGTTTACAATCCGAGCAATCACGATTTGACACACGGTTTCTTTTTAATGCAACTTATTGAAGCGCATTTTGCTAATAGTACAATCAATTTTAACGTTAATTTGCTACACAGAAAAGCGTTTAAATACGGAAACAACCTAATCGGAACTACACACGGAGACGGAGCAAAAATCGAACATTTGCCGTTATTGTTAGCGACTGAATTTCCAATACTTTGGAGCGAAACTAAACACCGATATATTTATTCGCACCATATACATCATAAGCAAAGTAAAGACTTCGTGGGTTGCACGTTTGAAACGTTACGCAGTCCTTCAGGTTCAGACAGTTGGCATCACAAAAACGGATATACAGGCGTTCCAAAAGCAGTTGAAGGTTACATACATCACAAAGAATTTGGACAAATTGCACGATTAACACATATTTTTTAATATATTTGCAATTCATAGTTAATAAAAAGAAAAACAGTTATAAGCTCCCCAGCACGTAGCTGTTTTTTTTTGTCAAGTATTTTGCACCATAAACTTGACTTTTTAAGGTTATAACCCTAATAACAATTAAAATTTTAAGGGTTTTACCTTTATAATAGTACGATATTAAGTAAAATACATCTTAATTAAGTGTTTTACTTATTTAGAATGAATATAAATTACACTTTTTTCTATTCAGAAAACGTAATAAACACAAGGGTTTTAAAAAATAATTAAAAATAAATTAAAAATAATTGTTAAAAAGTATTGTAGTTATTAAAATAGTATTTATATTTGCATATAATTATTAACGAAACAATTTAAAATTAAACAAAATGAAAGTTTACACATTTGAAACAAAAAAGGGGTTCTTTGAATACTACGATATTCGTAAAGCAAAAAAGAAAGCACTTGAAATTGCAAAAGACCTTAATGACGAGGTATTAGTTACTTGTATGCACAGCCCAAGCTATAAACAAGATTGGTTTACTGCGTTACCAAACGGAGAATTTTTAACAAACTTAAAAGGTTTTCGAGCAGATAACTAATTAATAAACAAAAGGTGCGACTTGGTAACGCACACTAATTTAAAAACTATGAAAAACTTTAACCAAGTATTAGACTTTTTGGAACTACAACAAAAAGAAGACAAACTAAACACGAATCAGTTACATTTGATTATTCAAACATTAGTAACATTTTTGAACAAAGAGCAGATGCAAGAAGTAGAAAATTTATTTAACCAATTTAAAAAATAAGACTATGAAAAACTTAATTGATTACTTTACACCAACAACCGAAGAACACAAATCGTTTTTAAGGCACTTTTTAAGCACTTTAACGGTGTTTATTGTGTTCGGTGGTATGTTCTATTGTTTAATGTATTTAAAAGCGCTGTAAGATGGAAAATAGAAATTTAGAATTTTGGAACAAAGGTTGGGAATTAACTTACGAGTTTTTAGGTTGGCAATATTCAATTGCAGGAACTTGGGAATTTAAAGACTACGACGAAGTTTCAGAGTTTGCATTTATTGAACTTGACGTTGATGTTTCGGAAAAATGGATTATTGAAACTGATGACCATTTACAACCGCACATTATTAATATTCGTATTTTAGAAGATGTACGTTTAGAAATGCAAGAAGCGATAAATTCAGATTTAGCAAATTATAATTTTTGGGAGTGGAAAACGAGCAACGATGAAAGCAACTATAATTTTTACCACGAACTATGAACACAACGATATACGAGCAAATGGATTGGTGGAAACGACAATGGCGGGGTTCATTTGATTTACACCTTTATTTAGAAATATGCAGAATTAAAAAAAACGAAAACCAAATACAAAAACCTATGAAACGATTTAAAGCAACATTTAAAACATATGCGTATGTTGGCGCACCTGTTAAGTTAGAAACACGAATAGTTGAAGCTTACGACTTCCAGCACGTTAAAAACTTAATACAAAAAAACGATGATATTATAATTGAAATTAAACAAATAGAAAAATGATAGAACTAATAAAAGAAATAATAGAACAAGACGGACTTGCACAGAAAAACCGAAAACGTGAAATTGTACACAAGCGTATTTATTTATTTAGGAAGCTTCGTGAAGACGGACACACACTTAAAGGAATTGGAAGTTTGTTTAATATGAACCACGCAACTATTTTACACGGTTTAAGAACTTACCAAGATTTAAGCGACACAAACGACAAGTTATTTTTACACGACATAGAATACTACAAACTTCTTTTGAGTTTAGAACGTCCAGAACTTGATTTGCGTAAAGAAATAAAAGAAGCAAAAAATTTAGTTGATTTGCGTAAAATTCA